TAAATCATCGGGACTTTCTGTACCGATAAGATTTTTCATTATGGGATCTATTCTACTCATATGTCTAATTCTTTTTCGGTAATTACTTTAAACTCCCACATTCTGTCTGCACAATATTCTCGTGCTGCTTTCCATTTTGCTTGGTTTCTTGCATATTCAAATGCTTCACGAATGTAACCTTTGGTTTGTCTTTTGGGTTTCTTTGGTTTTACAGTTTGTTTTAGTGGTTTGACTTCAATGAGGTATCTTTTTATTTTTCCTGTATTCTCTTGTACCTTAATGTAAAAATCTGGAAAATAACGGTGTACACGACTATCATGTGGTGAAATATATGGAAGGGCAATCTCCTCACTTCCCCATTCTAATATCTTTGTATTTTTATCACAATACACCATAAATTTTCTTTCCCAAAGTGACCTGTAGATTATATTAGTCGGATCACCTTTGTACTTTCTAGGAAAGGATGGATAGTATTTTCCCCTATAAGCCATCTAAATAACTATACTATAGAAGTATTTAGAGTGCCAGCACCAAGACCAAGAGGAATATCAGATATAATGCCTAAGTTACAGAATGTAGCTCAGACATCAAAGTTTTTAGTGAAATTTGTTTTACCAAGGGGAGGTTGTCGAAGATTTTTAAGACAAAAAGGAATAAATGATCGTTTTATATCTGATAATGTAGGGTTATTATGTAGTGATGCTGTTTTACCAGGTAGTGCAATGGCATCATTGAATACAACTGGTGATTATCAAGGAGTTATAGAAAGGTTCGCACATACTCGTAATTTTACACAAGTAAATTTTGAATTTCTTGTAGATAATGAGTATAAATCACTTAGATTTATAGAGCACTGGATGGAGTTTATAACAGGTTCATCTAATTCTGATCCATCTGGCGATGCTTATCATTTTAAGTTGAGATATCCTGAAGAATATAAATCAAACGATACAAGAATAGTAAAGTTTGAAGCAAATCATTTTCAATTTTTAGAGTATAGATTTATAGGTTTATTTCCATTATCACTTAATTCTACCAGAGTATCATATAATAATTCACAAGTTTTAAAAGCAACAGCATCATTTAGTTACGATAGATATCTTTGCGGTGAATCAAACTCTCTTGCAAGAGCATTAGGTATTGATTTAAATAATAAAAGGGGAAGAACAGGAAATGGTAATATTGATTATAATTCTGCAAAAACTTTAAATGATATACAAACTGGACTATCTCTTCTTAATGCTAATACAAGAACTACTTTTGTTAACGGGGAAACAAGGACTGGTTCAGCGAATACAAGATATGGTGATGGAGTAGGTTTTTAACCCCTGAAAACCCCTATAAATAATGACATTGAAGTGCTTAGAATATTATGCCTTTACCAACCATTTCAACTCCAACGTATGAGTTGATTCTTCCTTCCTCAAATAGAAAGGTAAAATATAGACCATTCTTAGTGAAAGAAGAAAAGATATTAATTCTTGCAATGGAATCTCAGGATACCAAACAAATTGTAAGATCAGTGAAAGATGTTCTTTCAAAGTGTATACTCACGAGAGGTATTAAAGTAGAAAAATTATCTACTTTTGATATTGAATATTTATTTTTAAATGTTCGTGGTAAATCAGTAGGAGAGGATATTGAAGTGATGGTTACTTGTCCAGATGATGGAAAAACACAAGTTCCAATGTCAATTAATATTGATAGTATTAAAATTTCTAGAGATGAAAAACACACAAAGGATATAAAACTGGATGATACTTACACTTTGAGAATGAAATACCCTTCTCTAAATGAATTTATCAAAAATAATTTCAATGCAGTTGAAGATATGGGTGTAGATGATACATTTGATTTGATTGCATCTTGTATTGATCAAGTTTACTCTGATGAGGAATCTTGGGCATCTGAGGAGTGTACTAAAAAAGAATTATCTGATTTTGTGGAGTCACTTAATTCTAGTCAATTTAAGTTAGTTGAAAACTTTTTTGTGACTATGCCTAAACTATCTCATACAATTAAGGTTTTAAATCCAAATACAAAAGTTGAGAGTGATGTTACAATAGAGGGGCTGCAGAGTTTTTTCGGATAAGTATGGCACATGAGGATTTAGTGTCATACTATAAATTAAATTTTGCCATGATGCAGCACCATAAATATAGTTTAACAGAGCTTGAAAATATGATTCCTTGGGAGAGAGAGATTTACGTCTCACTTTTACAACAATATGTTGAAGAGGAAAATCTAAAGGCACAACAAGAACAAAATGGATGAGGAACAAGGTTTAGCGTCGCCAATAGCAGGAGGTATCAGAGGTATTAGAAGGTCAGTTTCTTCTAGTATCTTTACTGGTCGTGCTGTTCCACCACCAGTTCAACCTGATCCACAGACTACAAGTTTACTCAGTCAAAATTCTCTCACACTTACAACAGTATCAGGACAACTAGAAAATATATCAGCACAAGTAGGTTCACTTACATCAACGTTAGCATCTTTACAGCAAAATTTAGCTTTAAGTGATCAATTAGAGAGACAAAGAGAAGCAGCAGCACAAAGAAGAGAAGCAATATTAGCAGAGCAAGGATTAAGAGAAGGTAAGGAATCAGATTTAGAAAGAAAAATACAATTTGCTTTATTAACACCTGTTCGTAGAGTTCAAACTTTTGCACAGGGTATTCTAAGTAGATTGACAAATTTCTTACTTATTCTTGCAGGTGGTTGGTTAGTTGATCAGACATTACAATTTTTAAAATTAAAATCAGAAGGTAATGTTGATGCACTTAATAGATTAAAAGTCAGAATTATAAGTGACTTACTAATTGTAGGTACGACTTTGACTGTAATTACAATGGCGGTAATTGCAGCTTTGAATGGGTTGAAGGCAATAGGAGCACTTGCACTTAAATTTGTTGTCGGAACATTTATAAAAGCACCGTTTAGGATACTATCAAATTTCATAAAGAATAATATTAAGAATTTCATAGTATTATTAAAGGCACAATTTAACAATATGTTAAAGAATGCACCTGGTAATTTACTCAAACTTATGAGGAATCCTTTGAATATATTGGGTGCGATTGGTATTGGTGGTGTAGGGGTAAAAGAACAATTAAAACAAACTACAAAAACTGGTGGTAAGGGATTACTTAGTAGAATAGGAGGACTTGGAAAAGCTAACGTTATAGTTAATACAATATTTGGTGCTTTTGATTTTATTTCTCGTAGAAGTGATACTGATAAAGATGGAAAACCTGATCAAACTATTTTTCAAGCCACAAGTGGTGCAGTCTCTAGAATAGTTGGAAGTGGTGTTGGATTTGCTGGTGGAATGAAAATAGGTGGTTTGATTGGAACTTTTGTTGGCGGTCCGCCAGGTACTTTAGTTGGTGGTATTCTTGGTGGTATTTTTGGTCTTCTTGGATCAATGATTGTTGGAGGAACAGCATCTGATTTGTCAGATAAAATAACTGGGGTTGAAAAGAAAGATGGAGATGGTTCTAATGTTGAGGGTGAAACTAAAGAAGATCCTAATAATGCTGCTGCTAGTTTAGTCAGTGTGGGTGGTGCAGAAAATGTAACTCCAGTTAATAAAAAGAAAATGTTGAATACTGCTGATAATCTAGAATTAGAGGAGGGTTCTCCCACTATTGTGAATCTTCCATTAAATGGTGGTAATGGAGCTTCGTCTGGTGCTGCTGGTGGTGCAGGTTCAGAGAAATCAGAACAACAAACAATTCCAAACATACCCTCTTCAGATTTTGCAAATAGCTCAGTCTTTATGGCAGAGAGTGTATTTAATCTAGTTGGAGTAGATGATTAATGTCAATTAAAGATAGAAGGAATGCAGTATTAAAATCATCCATAGGTCTTAATTCTATTCGAGACTCTGTGACCTCTCTTGGTAAGGGTATTAGAAAATCAATATCAACTGCAACAGAAATCGTTACTCAAACGAGAAAAAGTAATGTTTTTAAACAAACCCTTATTGGTAAAGATAATGAATTTTTTAGAAAAAGAAGAGAGAATGTAAGAAGAAGAGATCGTGAAGATGAGTTAGAAGCATCAGGTGTAAAGGGAGCAGCAAAAGCTCAGGGAAATGTAGTGAGTAGAAGTGTGAAAGGTGTGCTTGGTCGAGTCTTAAATTTCTTTGGAATTATTTTATTGGGATGGTTAACAATGTCATTACCAGGCATCCTCAAATCTATTCAGGGATTAATAAGAAGAATAAGAGGATTGATTGGAGTGTTGACGAGTTTTGTAGGTGGAATAACAGATTTCTTAGTTGGAATGGGACAGTCAATTCAAGCTGTATTTGACTCACTACCTAAGTTTGATTTTCAACAAGGTAAGGTAGAAGCAGAAAATGCATCAAATACGGTTGAGAATGGAATGGTAGCTGCACAAAATGATTTCCGTGGAGCAGTAAAGGATTTTAATCGTCCATCAAATCTTGGTCTAGACCCACAGAATCCTGAAGGTCTTATTGAACTTGATCCAGATAAAAAAGAGGATAAGAAAGGAGATGATGCACCACCAACTGACGCTGGTACATCTCCACCTACGAATACTAAACCAGAAGATGTAAAACCCGCTGGTTCTGATTCATTGGTAAGTGTAGGAGGACCTAATACTGTTGATCAATCAAAAGAGATTGAAGAAAAAGTTAATAAGCAAATTAATTCAGACGAGACTGTTACTGGATTAAAATCTAAATTAGCTCAGGATAAGGGTGAAACTATTAACAAAAAGAATTTTGAAGATGAACAAGAAAAAGATGATCAAAATGTTGAGAAATCAATAGTCGATGGTATTAATGCTAGATTAGATGAGTTAGTTGGTGGTAAAGCAAAGAAAGAAGCAGCAAATGCAAAATCTGTTGATGAAAATCAATTACTAGAAGAAGGAAAACAAACTTTAGCAAAAGCAGGATCAGGAATCAAAGTACCAAATCCATTTAAAATTGCAAGAGAGTTACTCAACCCATTCAGAAATAAAAATAAAGATGCTGACACTATTACACCAAATACAAAAAATAGAAGTTCACTAAAGAGAAATAGAAAAAGAAATAGGAACACTGTTGTAATTGTTGAAAAAGAAGCTAACAACACTCAAACACAGGGAGTTTCAAGTGGGAGTAATGGTAATAAGTTAAATATTGATGGTATGACAAATAAAAATGGAAACGTCACAAAAAAAATGTCAACTTTAAAACTTAATCAATAATGGCAGCAATAAACAAATCAATCTATGAAAAATTTATTATTGAATCATCTGATGGTTCAAGAAATGTTGATATATCAGCAGGTGTAATTGCGTTTACTTATTTTGAAAATATTTTCTCACCCTCAATTACTGCAAGAGCGATTGTTGTAAACACTGGTAATACTATTAAGGGTAAAGATGGAAGAATGCAAACTGTATTTAATGGTTTACCAATAAGAGGTGGAGAAAGATTATTGATAAAAATTGCTGGTAATTCAAATATTAATAAAGGATTAGATTTTTCAGATAGACCATCAAGATACTTTCATGTTGGTTCAGTAACAAATGTTCTCATAGATGAGGGTACAGAAACATTCACACTAAATTTAGTTTCACGAGAAACTATAACAAATGAAACTGTTAGAGTGGGCAAAAAATTTCCAACCTCTCAAAAAATATCCGATTCTGTAAAAAATATATTAAAAGATTACATCAAAACTGATAAGAATATAGAGGTTGACCCAACACAAAATCCATATGGTTTCATAGGTAATATGAAAAAACCATTTTCGATAATCACTTGGTTGGCATCTAAATCAGTGCCAGGCAAGGGTTCAAGTAAGGATTCATCAGCAGGATTTTTATTTTATGAAACTAAAGAGGGTTTCAATTTTAGATCAATTGATAATTTAATTGATGAAAAACCCTTTAGAAAAAACTATACTTTTACACCTGGTGTTGTAAATAGTGAAGATAAAAATAGGGACTTTAAAATTCTTAGATATGCAATAAATCGAAATCAAGATTTAATAGCAAAACTAGAGAGAGGTGCTTTTAGTAGTCAAAGATATTATATAAATCCAGTGTCATTTAAACCAAGTATATCAGTTTTTAAATCGAGTGATTATTTAAAAAAGTCAGGTATGAGTAAATTAGGTTCAAAACAAATCGATTTACCAAGAGTCGATGACAAAAGTGATAAGACATTGGGAGAGTTGCCAACAAGAATTTTTGTTAGTATGTTAGATATAGGAACAGTTGAGGAAGAGGCAACGGAAGAGGGTTGGAATACACCTTCAAAAAGAAATGCAGATCCTGAAAAAATAAATGCACAAAGTATGATGAGATATAATCAATTGTTCACTCAAGTTCTTGAAATAACAATCCCATTGAATTCATCTTTGAATGCAGGAAATCTTATTAGATGTGAATTTCCTCAAACATCTGATACAAAGAGAAAAGAACCAGATCCTGAAACAAGTGGTCTATATATGATAAAAGAACTAGCACATTATTTTGATGGTAAAGGTTCATATTCAAAATTAAAATTAGTTAGAGATTCTTTTGGAAGGAAATGATGGAAAATAATTTTTTAAAAACAAATTTCTTAGGAAAGGATGGATTTCGATGGTGGATAGGTCAGGTTGCACCAGAGGAAGCTCAGGGAGATCAAATTAATCAAGTTGGTAATACTTGGGGATGTAGAATGAAAGTTCGCATTTATGGATACCATCCCGCTGACATAACCGAATTACCAGATAAAAGTTTACCTTGGGCACAAGTATTATTATCATCACAGGGTGGTTCAGGTAAAGCTAATCGTGCTAGGTCAATTCGCATATCGCCTGGTGATACTGTGATGGGATTTTTTCTTGATGGTGACGATGCACAACTACCAGTTATCTTAGGTATATTCGCTAATACTGGTCATTATTATGCAAGT